AGTATCATCCTCATCTATACTTATATTGAATCTATACTCACTTCCATATTTGGTGTTGTAAGCAGTGATTATTTTTTTAAGTTCTTCCATACTAGAATGGTGTGCTATGAGAGATAAAACATACTTCCTCTTAGAATCTAATCCCTTTCTAGTTAGTCTCAAATGAAATCTTTTCAAGGATTCTAGTCCTGAAAATAACTCTACATCATATCGATTTATCTTCTCATTTGTAGAGGCCATAGAATCATTTGTGCTATAGTGTATAAACACTTCTATGGTTTTTGGTTCTTGATTTTCTAGTGCTGTTCTGACTGTATACTCAGTTTTACCTGATTGCATAGCACCATTAATCATTATTCTTTTCTTTGACATTATATTTCTCCTGCCTTTCGGCTTGTTTTTACTTTGTGGACTTTAGCCATAAAGTTTTTCTTTAAGTCTGTCAATCTCTGGTTCTGTCAAATTACCAGGATCAACGTTTGCTCGAAGTTTTACTACCCTTGCAGATAGCTCTAACTTCTCCGCTAAATCTTTTGCTTTCTCAGCTGCTTGTATACCCGCCTCATCCCCATCAAACATAATGTCAACTCCTGTAATTCCTTGAAGTTTTAATAGACTTAGTTTGACCCAATTCACTTGTTGTGTACCGAAACAGCACACTGTATTCTTGAGACCTTTGTCCCAAAGGTTAAGAGCATCAAAGATGCCCTCCACCAATATAACTCTATTTTGAATAGGTTTTACCTTTGCTGGACAGAACGGCATCTCTACTCCTTGAGGGTAGATATAATACTTTTGATTACTGAAGTCGTCCAGACTTCTACCTATTAAAGCCACAGTCTTACCTGTAATATCGCGTATTGGAAAGATGATACGATTCTCGAACTTGGGTACGTTCCATGTGAACGCGTCCCACTTAGCGAGAGTCTCTTCGGAAATATTCCGAATACCACCACCTTTCCAAGACAGTCTATCCTTTGGGAGTTGGATTCCGACAGTTGCTGACCTGACTTTGTTGATTGATTCTTTAATTCTGTGCATACGAACTTCTAGTGGAGAAGATGGTGCACCGAAGAATGTAAACAGATTACCTTTGTACCCACACGAGAAACAATGAAATATTCCTGTGACTTTGTCTACTCTCATTGAAGGAGAGTTATCCTCATGTTCTGGGTTTAAACATTTTATGAGAGCATCTCTACCACTTAGGGTATACTGTATTTTCTTCTCTCGTAATAAGTCTTCTGCTATCATAATTACATATATTATACATGAATTTTAAGGGTTTGTCAAGAACTAAATTCTTGTTACCCACGATTTATCATCGAATGTTTGAATCATTTTTCCTCTAAACTTTTTATTTACTGCATTTACTACTTCGGGCCAACACTCTGGATTATAGTCATGACCTGCAATGTAACCACCTTTCTTAATTTTTGGTAAGAATAAATCTATATCTCGTTCTACAGATGCACCAGTGTGGTCGCCATCAATGTACACAAAATCAAACATATTATCTTTGAAGTAGTCTACACAATCAAAAGAGTAGTTTCTCCAGAAATCTATGAAATCCCAGTATCTACAATTTACTTTTGCTTCCATAAGTACTTGATATCCTTGTGGAAAATCATAAGGGTCTATTGTGTGTATCTGTTTAAACATTCCACTAGCGGCAAACATTGATGTCGACTCACCAGCATATGTTCCTATCTCTATCATCGCAGCATTTTTAGGTAAGTCCATACTTGTCATCAGTGCTACTAGTCCAAACCATTCTCTGTTAGGGTGTACATCCCACTGGTACGGAGGATTAAATCTCATACTTCCCCACTCGTACTGAGAGCCTGGAGTTAAATAGTTTTCTTTCTTATTCTTATTATTATAAAGTATCGTCTTTGGCTTCTTTATGTTTCCATCCATCTAACTCATCTCCTATCTTTTCAAATACTCTGTAATCTGTTCCCATAGAGTCTACACCATTTTCTTCATAGTATCGTGATTTCCATACTAACTCTGCCATTTGAAACCATATTGCTACTATTCTTAGGCGTTCTTGTTCGTCTCCCCATAAATTAAATAATAGCCACCATTCTGCATCAAATCGACATACTCGTATTTCTTGCCCATGTAAGGCAGGGAGTTCCTGAAGACATCTCATCCTCTGACTCCCTGCTATGGGGTACCAGTTTGGCATACAGAGTATGGGAGATTTTACTCCGTCTTTTGCCAAACTTTCCCTTAACTTTTCATTTAGTGGAACATTCTGTATGTTCTCTTTTATTTTTTCTTGCTCTAGTAACCATCCTACTGTTCTCACATACCACGTATGGGGTGCTAATGGTACTAGCTCTGCTGTTTCTCTACTGACTCTATCATACGCCATCGTTCATCTCCCTATATCTTTGATTCCATTCATCTTCATAGATTAATCTAAATTCTTCTAGTGTAGGAAAAGGTATTTCTATTCCTTGTCTATTTGTTCCTATTAATTTTTGCAGGTACGTTGTGTACGCTACTTTAAGTTGTTTTTCTGTGTACAAAAGCATTGTTTATTTTCCTGTTAAAATAATATTTTAGTGTTAATTCATATATTCCTGCCACATCTTTTACATTCCAATGGTCTTGTGCATTTCCTACTGCACCAATGTACTTATTGTTATGCCATATATGAAAACCTGTTTTAGAGGATACTTCTTTCCATTCTTTGCTGTTATTTGCATTTCTTAATCTTGGTAGTATTCTATCCTCACTGAATACTATCTCATATAATCTGTTGTCTGTTCTGTGTTGTGCTGTTAAAGCTATATCTCTATTCCCGCTGGGGTCTAGTTTCAATTTAGTAATCCCTGGAAATACTTTGCCAAGTCTTCTATAGTTTTTTATATCATAACTAATTACCCAAGCTGTCATATCAAAGTTTAGCACTTTGTTTAACATTAGTCTATTCAATCCTGGGTGTATAGAATACTCTTTCTTTTCATCACTATACCACACTATAACTGGATTAACAAAATTATCTTGTAATACATCTTTTACAAAAGCGTACAGTCTTATGTCTAGTCTATTCTGCTGTCGCTTCCACCAACCTTCTACATTATGTAAGTCTACAAAATTTATAGTCTTAAATAAATCTTTAGTTGATATCTCTCCAATACATATTCTTTGTTGTAAAGGATTATAAATCATAGGAGCTTTCTCCTGTTGACATTGCTTCTTTCATTTCGGCTCTTTCGTCTGGGTCTATCTCATTCTGAGGGCCGATTCTCAAACTATCCCAGTTCATTGTAGATACAAAACCTTCTACTTTTCCATTTCTCATCTTATCACATTTCAACTTGATTGCAGGTTCTGTATCACCCCAATGCTGAATACTGTAGGCAGCATCAACTGCGTCAAGTATACCCTTGGCAAATCTCGCTTCTCCTTTTTCGTTTGTTTGAAATGCTGAGAGAACAAGGACATTGTTCTCCTGGGCTAAAGATTTTAACCCTTTTGATATCTCTATCTGCTCAGTCCATTCGTACTGACCGCCTCGACTCGGGGCGTTGTGGCGTCTGACTTGGTTTAGGTAATCAACTATAACTACTCCAAGGTCTGGAGTAGCGGCAACCTTTTGTCTTACTACACTAATAATTTTAGCTAGTGTAAGACTTGGGTCATAATAAATATCGACTTGAGGGATATCTTCACGCAAAGGGTTACGAGTCAACTGATAATGAAACTTGTCAAAATCTTGATGATCGTTGTACTCCTTACGAGCTTCTTCTCCTTTCTCAAATCTTCCTGCCCACCAATCAGCAATCTTAGACCACTCCATAGGAGATAGGTTTTTAGTGTTGATTCGTTTGATAGGAACATTACATGCCATAGCACAAATCCTCTGAAGAATTTGTCTTGGTTCCATCTCGATTGTAAAGTATAAAGCCGACTTACCTTTTTCGGTAGCTGACTGTGCAACGTTACAACAAGTGAATGATTTACCTCCACCACGACTTCCGCCAACAACGACTAAGTCTTTGGGAGAGAATTTATAGTCAAAATCATACTCTGAATTAAGACCCAGAGGAAGGTATTTTGCATAGTCTTCCTCACTATCAAATAGCTCTATAGTATCCATACTTTCGTTATCGCTAGTAGTTTCTACTCTATCTTCTACTTGAACTACAATTTCTTGTAGCAAGTCAATGTTCTCACGAGCATCGCCGATAGCTATTTGAGTATCCACAAAAGATTCAATTCTAGTAAGAATCTCACTTTGTGTAAATTGATTTTTTAAATAATCTAGCAAAAGAATAGCATCAACATCTGTTTCCACCGTTTCGATGGCATAGATTTTTTCTTGGAGTTCTCTTGAACGAATCTCCAGTTTTAAATCTTCAAATGTTGGCAAGTCATGATACTTGTGTACGTGTTTATCTACTATCTTCCACAGTTTTCGGTACTCACCTTCTGGAAAGTAGTGTTCTTTCAGACCATTCCATGCCTGAAAATCACCGTTTGCAAGTATTTGCTTAAGTAATGCACTTTCTAATGTCAATTGAATCTCCCAAGACAATTATTAAATTATAAAAAAGGCGAGGCAATCCCGAAGGAAAGCTCGCCCGCGATGAATAGGTATTAGCCTATTTCTTTTTTAGCAGCTCCGTTATAGTCTGAGCACTGTAGACCTCTTCTAGTAAGCATTGTTTTCACGCCTCTTACTGTTTTGCCGATTTCATCAGCAATTTCTTCAACAGTCATGCCGTCAATGTCGACACCTGCTAAAGGGTCAGCTTTACTTGAACCTTTGGTTTCTTTCTGCTTAGGAATAGCATTGATTTCACCAGCTCTTAAGAGTGATAAAGCTTTTCCTCTGATTGAATTTACGCTTCTGCCCATAGCTTCTGCGATATCTTCAATAAATGCACCATCATTTACTAATGATACAAATTGTCCTTCTTCTTCCTCGTTGTAAGACTTAACAGTCTCAACTTTAGGTGCAGGTTTAACATGTTCTGTTAACTGCATAGAAAGGATTTTACCTTGAATTGACTTAGCTGAAAAAGCTCCGCCTTCAAAGTTTGATGCAATTTCTGCATATGTGTAAGAGCCTGAGTTATCCTGCACAAATGTTGCAAGAGTTGCTTCTTGTTCATCTGAGAAAGACTTAGAAGCTGAAGCAGAAGCTAGTTCTACATCATAACCCATTTTTCTTAATTTACTAGATACACTTCTTACTGAAGTTTCTAGTTGCTCTGCTGCTGAAGCAACAGTAGTTTGTGAGATAGGGGACTCACTGCCCACAAAAGAAGTCAATTCTGAAGTTCTTTCGTCTGTCCATTTTGGTAATGCCATTTTTAATTTTCTCCAATTAAATGTTTAATATTACTTATTATTATAACACCTCGGTCACGAGCTGTTTGCGTCTTTGCTGACTCTATGCCTGACTCATTTATAAGATGAGTACATTCTTTTGTCAGACTTGATTTTACTACGAATCCATACTGTTCTAATACTTTAGTAGCATGAGCTTTTGTAGGGTAGCTTCTTAACTTACCACTTATACATACAACACCAGTGACCTCTTTCTTTTTACTAATTTTATTATTCCAATTGAAGGGTAATGTGTCTTTGTATCTGTTAGGATAAAATTCTGTTTCCATGAAATTTACCAAGTTAGCTGATGCTTTTGGTCCGATACCTGCCTCAGTACAACTGTTCTCGCTAATATCTTCGATGTTTGATATTGTATCGCATAATTTTTGAGAAGCCGACCGACCAATAAGTGGTATTGAGAAAGCAGGTAGAATATCTACCAACTTGCTACTCTTAGACTTTTGTAATTCATCATAGAGTTTCTCAGCTAATTTTTCACTGTGAATCTTATCCTGTATATCTGATACAGTAAGTTCATAAAGCTCGGGCAGGGATTCGACACCTAACTTAGAGATAGTCGAAGGCCCAAGCCCTTTTATTTTAAGAGTAGAGGAAAAAGACTCTAACTTTTTAGTCCACTGTGCAGGACACTTTGTGTTTCTGCAGAACAACTGCTCGTTTACTAACTCCAGTATGGAGTCACAACAAGGACAGTTAGTCGGTGGTGTAATCGTTGTCATTTCTTTTCTCTCTCAAATATATAATATATTATACAAAAAGTTTAAGCATCTGTCAAGAACTATTTTTGAAATGCTCAGGAAAATTTCCACATTCAAAATTTACTACTCCTCGTAGATGTGGGTATCTTCTACCACATTTCGATTGTCCCACTGAAACTTCCATGCCTTTAGTTTTTTACTTAAAAACGTTATCCAATTTTTTATCATATATATCCTGTATTATTTTATCGGCCATTGCTTGATGACCTTCCTCTAACGGATGGTCCATTGGACCATATGGCTTCTTCAATACTAATTTTGTTAGTTCGTAAAAGCCGTTATCTTGTAACTCAGGTATTTCTTTTAAGAAATCTTCCTTTGTCATATTGTATTGTTGTTCCCAGACTACGTTTGCACCTTCTCTTCTTTTTTCATTCAAAGAATCTAAGGCACAATCTATTTGTCCTTTACTCATGAAGTAGTATAGATGTGGTATATTCATGCTGTTTAATAATCTTCTAAGATAAATCATCTGCATACACATTTCATGTAGATTCCACTTGATAGTTCTACAATCTTTCATGTAATGTCTCCAACCTTCATATTGATTTCTAGTCATATCAGGGTGGCAGTAAATATCGCTTCTTTTAATCTCTAGTTTT